ATTATTGGGATCAACCACATGAAATTGAGGCACGGGAGGAAGAAGTAAGGTTATATGATCAGTGGTTAAATGAGGAATAGAGTGTGCCAGTCGAATAAGTGTCACAGCAGGGGTTTCAGAACCGTCTGGTGGCATTATAATAACAAAGTAATCGAGAGACTCTCATGAAACTCCGCCCTCATCAACAAACCATGCTTGATGCTATGCTGAGTAATGATAGGGGGTATCTGACCTGTGGCACTGGTGGTGGTAAGACTTATACTTTTATCACTGATTGCCGTCGTTTTCTGAATCCGGGCAACGTTATTGTTGTTGTTGCTCCTCAGTTGTTGCTCTCTGAACAACTCTTTAGTGAGTTTGACTTGCATCTTTCCGATATCGATTTTGTATATCGTCAAGTATCATCCGATCCAAAGACTCATCAACGTAAATGTAAAAATCTTGGATTTGGTGTAAAGGTTCAACCTAAATCTCCTACTACAGTTGTCGAGGAGATTCGTGACATTTACCGTATTGCACAGAAAGCGCAGCAACCTCTGATTTTGTTTACAACTTATAAGAGTCTTGATCGTATTGTTGCTGCTGATATTCCTATAAGTGTTGTATACTTTGATGAGGCACATAATGGCACCGAAAGTGCTAATTTTTCTGCCGTAGAATCTGTCAGTGAGATTGCAGATCATACATATTTCTTTACTGCAACTCCTCGTCGTAGTGACTCCCCGAATGGTAAGGGGTTTGATAATGTTTCTGTGTATGGTAGTCATATTGCTAACATCAAGTTCTCTGAATTGATTGAGTCTGGATCTATTGTTCGTCCAAAACTCCATCTCCAGACTTCTAATGCTTCCTCTAAGAATCTTGATGAGATTTCTACTGATGTTGACACTCTGATGGAGACTGTTAATTACTATGAGACTGAGCATTATGAAACTGGAGCACATAAGATTCTAGTTGCATGTCGTGGAACCACTAACATTCAGGGTATGCGCCTTGCTATGATGAAGTGGGCAAATGATAAGGGTTACGATCTTCTCTCTGTGGATAGTGTGAACGGTGGTTATTTGAACGATCAGCAGATCTGTGGTCCTTCTGCTAAAGGTAAGTTCCTTGAGAAACTTAATGAACTGGGTAAGGATCTTACTCGGAAGATGATCATTCTTCACTATGATATGCTCGGTGAGGGTATCGATGTGAAGGCATTTACGGGTACAGTTTTCCTCCGCAATATCTGCTCTAATATCAAAGCAGTTCAGGCAATGGGTCGTGTGGTTCGTTCATCACCCGGTAAAAAGTATGGTATCGTAACTATCATTCAGCATGGTGATGATACTGATGATGCGTGGCACTGTATGGTAGGAATCGTAGATCAACTTCTTAATCAAGGTGTACCAGTTGAAGAGATTCTGGTTGAGGCATCTGGTCGTGGTAAAAAAGAAGAAGTCGTCGAAAATCTGAAGGAAGATCTTAAGCAACGTATATTGAATTATGATATTAAGTGGCGGCATTCTCTTAATATTTTAGAGATTCTAAATCTAGAAACAGCAGACATGGCATTCTAATGTACCAGTTGAGTAAAGTGTCCACCACCCTCCCTCTGGGGGGTGATATGGGTTATAATATGTTTATCAGCAGAGGAGGTTTATGACCGTGGCAGCAATAAGCAAGTATGAGGCTGCACGGATTAACTTCCGTGATCGATTTTCTAAAGGTTTCAAGCCTACTGATTCCAGGCAACCAATTCCTGATAAACTTGCCCTTCAAATGGTTCAGGAACTGGAGGATCTTGACGTTCCTACAGATGCACTGATCGGTGTATATGATGCGTTTATGATTCTCTCTACACACCTTAAAGAAGCAGGATACACTAATCTAGTGTTGCTTGAGAATAAGCACAAAAACTTGACACCATTCCAAAAAGAATATTATAATACAGTCAAGCAAGTATGTGAGAACAGTAATATTAAATACTATGTCCCTCCTATGAATAACTACAATCGGTGTAATATGAAATTTGATGTAATCATTGGCAATCCACCTTATCAAAGTAGTAATGGTCCTGGTTCACAACGTGGATCTGCAACTAATCCTCTTTGGTGGCAAATCACTAAGACTAGTCTTAATCTTCTGAAGAAGAATGGTATTCTTTCATTCGTCACTCCCACCAACATTGTCAACGGTGGTGATATTTTTACCAAGGTATTTCTCGGTGCAGATCGTCAGTATGATATGAACAAGGTTGATTTCAGTGCTGCTGATTCATTCGATGTTGGTGTTCCTATCTGCCGATGGATTTCTACAAATAAGTTCACTCCTGACAACAATGTGACTATTAATGATGGTCGCATTCTTGACACCACTAAAACACTTAAGATCTCTGCAGATTCTAGAATTGATGACATTCTGACCACACTGTTCAACAGTGACTCACCTAAATTCAATTTCAATGTTGAAAAGTGCTATGATTATCGTCCTGTTGCCAAACTCTGCAAGGCACAGGGTTTGCCTGAAGAGTATGCTAAGGATCTGACGACTACACATGATGATGATCACATTTATCCAATCAATGTGAACGGTAAGATTAAGTATTCTCGTGTCAAATGGAAGAACTCTGGCAAATGGAAAGTAATGCTGCCACAACTTCAAAAACCCGCACAGATTGTGGTTGATGATGTTATGGTTGCAGCACCCTCTACATTCTCTATGGTAGTGGATTCTAAGGAAGAAGGTGATAAGGTCAAGGAAAATCTTGAGTCGCCTGAATATCAGTGGATTTTGGAAATGATCCGTGTGAGTGGTAGAATCACTGGAATTGTTTCCATGTTCCCTAATGCTCCCATTGATGAAGTTCTGACCGATGACCAACTCTCTTACATCCAATCTCAATTTTCCTAAACATGAACTTAACTCATAAATTTGGTTACAATTGCAAACAGATTGATTCTCTAATTTCTGAGAACACATTAGACCCATTTCTGAAAAAGTTGGTGGTAGTTGGTAAGAAACAAGATCCTGATTTTTACGATCCATTGAAATTCATGGGAGACGGATTTGAATGGTTCGTTGAATATTTCTTCAAGTTCTTCAATGGTGATCACATCCTCACTTATACCGCAGACTATGAACCAAACAAGGATGTTGACCGGGGTATTGATGCCCGTGGTATCAGTACATTAGATGGATTGCCTAATGTTATTCAGTCAAAGTTTAGGGTAGATCCTACTAAGTACCTCACTAATGAGGATGATATTTCTAACGTAGCGGCAGATGCTTTTATAAATGAGGGATTGAAATATAATGGCAAGAATGTTATTGTTATCACAACATGTAAGGGAATTCATCCTAAACATGCCATGGCAAATGTTCATTGCATTAATAGAGATCAGATTAAACGACGTGTTGACAACAATGTGGTATTCTGGAATAACCTCCGCACCATCGTAAGTGAACAGAATGTCAAGTAAGAACACACACAATGAATCAGTTGGGTCGGAGATTGAAAGGTCTAATGATCGCATTGATTTGACAGGTGAGGTATTCACACCTATGGAACTGTGTGCTCAAATGGTATCAGAGATTCCTGAATCTGTCCTGAAAGATGAGAATAGTACATTTCTTGATCCGGCAGCAGGGTCAGGGAACTTCCTGTTAGCACTGCAGACAGAATTATCGAAATATCATGAGTTATCACATATCAATGATCATATGCTGTATGCTGTAGAGTTAATGGTAGATAATCATGCAGAAATGTGTAAGAGAGTCGGAGTTCCTGTTAATCATCCACATTTTTTGTGTGCGGATGCCCTAGAATATGATTATTCATTTGGAGAACCAGTAGGATTAGAAGGTTATGGTCTTGGAAAGATTGATAATGGACAAAAATACACTCCTATTATAAACAAAGATTTAAGTGAAGCACAGTTGCCTCTGGACAGTTGAAGAGGTGGCACAGGGTGTCCTGAAACCCCACCAGGATGCCTTATAATACAGAGGTAATCAAGGGAACACCACTCACATGCAAATCACCA